GATCAAGCACTCGTAGTTGATGCGGATGCTGATACTGTAACCATTAATGGTGATAGTACTGCTGTATTAGATTTTGTCGTTAAAGGTGATACTACAACTCTCATTCATGCAGATGGTGGTTTAGATGCAGTTGGTATAGGTACAGCCTCACCAGAAACTGCTTTCACTATGACTGTCGCAGCTACAGGAACTAAGAGTATAAAAACTCTTGGTACTATTGAGGTGGGAACTAGTGCAACCATTGGGGCGCCAAGTGCAGGAATTTTAGCACTACCTAGTGTAGAGTCTATTACTACAGGCACAGCAAGTACCAATCATGGTACAACTGGAGTAGCAACTACAATGATAAATATGACAGGTACTAGTACTGGTGTTCTACCTAACTCAACTGTTGTAGGACAAATAAAAATTATTACTTGTATTGCAAAAACTGGATCAGTTACATATACTAATACCCCAGCTACTATGAATGGGTTTACATCATTTCGATTTGATGCTGTCGGTGATTCTGTTGTGTTAATGTGGCAAACCGCAGGTTGGACTGTTATAGCCACTGGAGAAACTACAACATTAACTGCATAGTAGTTAATACTAACCTTATATAATGGAGACATAATGGCTTTAGAAATTGAAGCGATAGAAGAAAGAAAAGTTGCCCTTCAGGGTGATATGGAAAAACTGAGAGAAACAATCTCTCAGTTAGATACTAAAAGACAAGAATTGGTCAACAATCTGAACGCACTCTCAGGTGCAATTCAGCAATGTGACCAATTTATGTCTGACTTAAAAGAACCAGAAACAGAAGAGAAAAATGAAAACATTTAAAACATATATTTCTGAGCATTCGAGCAACATTCAACAACAGTATCAAGATCAAGACGTACATCCTTCACAGGAAGTAGCCGTTGAAGCCTTGAATTCTTATGTTGGTTCGATAGGAGAACTAGAGTATGTAAATCCTCGTCTTGGTGTTTCAAAACTACAAGACAATTTGAACAAGTTTGGTTACTCATTTGAAATGCCCAAAGTGGAAGCTGAGGGAGAATATAGTCTACCCTTGACATATAATGGTGGAACATTTGAAGCCAATAGAGATGAAAATCCCTATGGTGAATTTAAACAAGGTGATGGTATATCTGAACACATTCCAGGCGGTATTAATTTGGTAATTTCTGTAATGCCCATAGGTGGAGGTAAAACTTCTGTTGGTGCCGAAATTGTAAAAAACATGGGATAATACCCTATGTTTGAAAATATAACTAAAGATAACATTATGATGTATGCAATCAAGCATTATCATAATCCATCTTGTGACGGTATAAACGAATTTCATGATGATATGAAGAGGTTTAAGTATATTAAGAGACTTTTTCGTAAATATCAAGATACAGGAATACTTAAAGAACGATTGTTATTAAATCACATAATAGTGTTGAATAATTTATTTGGTGCAGATGCATCTTCAACATTATTATTCTTTAAGATCGAATCTGAACATTGGCCCACACTAAAGGCATTTTTAGAATTCTTAAATATAATGCCATCTAACGATATGCAGAATATTATCAGTGATGAATTAGTAGAAACGAAATTAACAGAATTATGAGCAGAGCAATAGATTTATTCGTTACTTATAGGTTTTTAAAACTTTTAGTAACGCCATGGAATAAACAAGAAGCCTATAAAGAAGGGATTATTGATAAGAATGGTAAGAACTTAATAAAGGCAAGAGACCTCTCTACTGTAGCTCAAAGAGAATCCTATACACTATTACATAGGTTGGTATTCAACTGCAAGAGGATTATGCAGAAAATACCACTAGTAAGAACACAACTAGGAACTTATGCAACTGCATTATTCCTATTAAGAGAAAAATACAATATAGAACATTTGCCGGAAGGGCAGATTACCAAGTATCTATTTGAAAATAATTTAGTCAGTATAGATAACAAAATATCAGAAGAAGTGGTCGGTTTTGGGAATATGCTCCCTATAGGAGAATATAAACTTAAAGATCAAGTTACTGCCGATGATGATGAAATTGATGCACAGCCTGGAGATAAGGTTTCTGCACTTGAGGATACACCCCCTAGTGATCGTATCTTAGGGGTTGACATCTTTCCAGTATTACATCAAAAAAGTAAAAAAATAATATACGTTTCATTGGAGGATATAGATGATTGAGATAATAGTAGAAGATATGAGTACGGCTTCTGATATAGATATGAACCCTACAGGAAAAAAAGTGAAGAAAAAAAAGTATGGAAACTTTGATGTTTCGGATGAAGTTTTTCACAAGTTTTCCAAAGGTAAGACTAAGTTTGAAAGATGGTCAAAATATCTGGACTTAACAGATGAGTCCCAAAAGAAAATTTATGATTGGGCTAAGAAAAACCATAATGGTGCAATTATACTAAGAAACTCCACAACTGGTGTTGTTAGGGGTGTTAGGTATAATCGTACTGGTGGTGGTTCATGGGGTGCAATTCGCAAACTTAAAGAACAAGTTCTGAGAACTAATACAGAATTTACTGCAATAAATGAAGATGTTTTAAAGACTCTACGAAAAATAGTTAAAGATCAAACCGCTGCAACAGTTAAGTTTGATGATAAGAAAACTATGAAAGTAGATATGCAAACAGCTAATGCAATTGTTACAGTTTTCGATGCATTAAAGAAACCCAATCAAGAAAAGTTCATAACCATGCTTAATAAAGGGAAAGCAACTTTTTCACAGATTGTTGGTTTTGCTTGGAAGGCTGTAAAATAAATGGCATCAGTTAAAGAGGATGTGGAAGTCCTAAAGTCTCAAGTTGAGAATATGCAACAGGCTTTTGATGACCACGTTTCACAAAACAGAGAAGATTTCAAAGAGGTACATTCTAGAATGAGTACTATGAAAAGAGAGTTATCTGAAGAAATAAACTTGACTTTTGAGAAGTTATATGATAAACTAGAACACAGTGAAAAAATAGTGGGAGGATTAGAGAAGTGGAAATGGTCGTTAGGTGGAGCAATGCTCGCAATGACATTTGTAATGACTCTATATTCAACCTTTCATCATCTTTAGTAAAAACTATATTATATAATACATTATGAGCTATATTGACCAGAAGTACATTAACTTATGTACTTCTAGGGTGGAGAGATTTAAGAAAGTTCGGGATAATCTCTGGAACTTTCGATGCCCCATTTGTGGGGATTCTAAGAAACGAAAAGACAAAACCAGAGGTTTCATCTTTCGCAAAAAGAATTCCTTCTTTTATAAATGCCATAATTGTGGTGTGGGACTTACCTTTAATAATTTCCTAAAACAAATAGACTTTGGCCTACACAAAGAATATGTAGTGGAGAAGTACAGGGACAATGAGACTGAGAAAAACAGTCCAATGCCCAGTAAAGTTCCTTTCAAGTTTACTGCACCTAAATTCAATAAGGTCTTAAATAAACATTTGCAAGCTCTCACAAAATTTAGTGAGCTGGATAAAGACCATCCTGCATTAACCTATATACTAGACAGACAAATACCCAAAGAACATTGGGATAAATTGTATTTTGTAGAAAAATTCTACAAGTGGTCTAACTCTATATTTCCAGAAAAATTCAATAGTATAAATATAGATTATCCACGATTGGTCATACCCTTCTTTGACAAATCTGGAGAAATGTTTGCTTATCAAGGAAGAGCTTTCGGTAAGGAAACCCCAAGATACATCACACTAAAACTTGTTTCAGAAAAAGAGAAAATATATGGTCTTGAACGTATTGATTTTGATACACATTCATACGTTGTCGAAGGCCCATTAGACTCTCTTTTCATAAATAATTGTCTCGCAGTTGCAGGAGCTGATTTGAATTTATTGAATTTGAATCCAGACCACACAACAGTCATATATGACAATGAACCTAGAAATACACATACCGTTGAACGTATGTTTAAATCAGTAGACAAGAATTATCATGTGGTAGTGTGGCCGCAGGAATTAAAACAGAAGGATATTAACGATATGATTCTATCTGGAATCAAAGACATTAAACAGTTCATTGATGTACATACATACTCTGGACTAAATGCGTACTTAAAAATTAACCAATGGAAGAAAATATGAACCCTCAAATGATGACTGTCCCAATAACGAAAACTACATACTCAAAAATACTAACGAAACCTAAAGTCCAAAAAGAAACTCAACAAGCCGAACAAACCTTACCTACAACTTACCAAGAATATATTCATCTATCAAGGTATGCACGATGGGACTATGATTTAAAAAGAAGGGAAACATGGAACGAAACTGTTAATCGATATTTTAACTTCTTCTCTGAATGGTTAGAGGAAAACCATAGTTTTAAACTGTCAGGTGCAGAAAGATTGGAATTAGAAAATGCAGTTAAGGGACTTGAAGTTATGCCCTCAATGCGGTGTTTAATGACTGCAGGCCCCGCTCTAAAGAAAGAAAATGTTTCAGGGTACAATTGTTCCTATGTTAAGGTTGATAACCAAAGATCGTTTGATGAGATACTCTACGTTCTTATGAATGGAACAGGAGTGGGATTTTCTGTTGAAGAAGAGTATACTATTCAGTTACCTATAGTTCCAGATGAACTATACGATACTGACACTGTTGTTGTAGTCTCAGACTCAAAATTAGGTTGGGCTAAAGCGTTTAAAGAATTAGTATCATTGTTGTATGGTGGTCATATTCCAAAGTGGGATGTGTCTAGGGTACGTGCTGCAGGAGCTCCACTTAAAACATTTGGTGGACGAGCATCTGGCCCTCAACCTCTGGAAGATTTATTTACTTTTACAATAAATACCTTTAAGAACTCTTTAGGTCGAAAATTAAAACCAGTAGAATGTCATGATATTGTATGTAAGACCGCAGAAATTGTGGTCGTGGGTGGTGTCCGTAGGAGTGCTCTCATTAGTTTGTCTAACCTCAACGATAGAGAAATGCGATTCGCCAAACATGGTGATTGGTATAACACCAATGTCCAAAGAGCTCTCGCAAACAACTCAGTCAACTATAAAGAAAAACCAGACGTTGGAACATTCATGCGAGAATGGCTATCCCTGTACGATTCCAAATCGGGAGAGAGGGGAATTTATAATGGCTTATCAGCCCAAAAAACTGTGGAGAAATTAAATGGTAGATATAGTGACACTAATGGAGATCTTATACGAAGACGAGATTCCAGAGATGATTTCGGCACAAATCCATGCAGCGAAATCATTTTACGATCCAGAGAATTCTGCAACTTGTCCGAATGCGTTGTCAGGAGGACTGACACTAGGGAAAGTCTTAGAAGCAAAGTCAGGATTGCAGCAATCCTTGGCACATTTCAATCAACCCTTACTCAATTCAAATACCTCTCAAGAGAGTGGAAAAAGAATTGCGAAGAGGAAAGACTTTTGGGAGTCTCCCTAACAGGAATAATGGACAACTCATTAACCAATGGTCAGGGGGGGTCTAAAGGATTAAAAGGTTTACTTGAGGAATTACGAGATGTGGCTTACGAAACGAATAAAGAGTGGTCTGAGAAACTTGGAATCCCTGTTAGTGCAGCCATTACTTGTGTTAAACCTAGTGGTACTGTCTCTCAGCTTGTTGATTCTGCTTCTGGTATTCATGCTCGTCACAATCCTTTTTATATTCGTACTGTAAGGGCTGACAACAAAGATCCATTGTGTAAACTTATGCAAGAAATGGGTTTCCCTAATGAACCAGATGTGACCAAACCAGAACACACAACTGTATTTTCGTTTCCTATGCGAAGTCCAAAAGGAGCAGTTTGTCGTATGGATATGACTGCAATGGAACAGTTAGAACTATGGAAAACTTATGCAGAGAGTTGGTGTGAACATAAACCATCCGTAACTATTTCAGTCAAAGAGGAAGAGTGGGTTGAGGTGGCTGCATGGGTATATAAGAACTTTGATACTATTAGTGGTATTTCTTTTCTACCATTTAGTGATCATACCTACAGACAAGCTCCATACCAAGACTGTACAGAAGTTGAATATAAGGATGCAGTAAAACATATGCCAAAAAATATAGATTGGTCAGAATTGTCTAAATATGAATCACAAGACTATACCACAGCAAGTCAAGAATTAGCGTGTACTGCTGGTGGATGTGAAATATTATAAAGGAAATTATGTTAGAAAATATTATTGTTGATTGCAATGGATGCAATGCAACTTGTGTTATTAAGCACGACTTGAACAATACAAGGTATGAAATTCTACATTGTTCATTTTGTGGTGGAACTGATTTGGAACTTGAAGATGATTATGATGATGATAGTGATCCATTTTCGGGGTAAAAAATAATCATAAATACTTCTAACGGAGTGATTTATGATATATGAAAACCCTTGGCTATATAATGATAAAGTTTTTACAAGTGAAGATATATTAGACTATTATGGTTTTTGTTATCTCATAACTAATCTTGATAATGCTAAAAAATATATAGGAAGAAAATACTTTTACTCGACAAGGAAAAAAAAAGGTATAAAAAAGAGAATAAAAACAGAAAGTGATTGGATGAGCTATTATGGTTCATCCAAGATCTTAAAAGAAATAATACTAGAATCTACTAACGATAATTTTTCAAGAGAAATATTATCTCTCCACAAAACTAAAGGATTAGTGAATTACACAGAAACCAAGTTACTGTTTCAAAATGATGTCTTAGAAGCTTTAAATAATAAAGGCGAAAGACAATATTATAATGACCAAATTATGAATAGATACTTTGCAGCCAACATAACCCCCTCAAAAATAATTAAATAAAACTTGACTTTTTACATTATTAGTGGTATTATATGAGTATAGAATATTACGAATCTCAATACGCAAGATCAAAGAAAGCAATGGAGAATAAGAATGCTCAGTTGTGGAAGGAATGGCGAGAAGATTTTGATAAACGAGAAAAACTGAAACAGTCAAGAAAAGACTTGACTTTTCATACCAATAGTGGTATAATATAATTAAACAATAGGAATTGAACTTGCTTAAAGACCTTATAGACTCCGGCTCATCTCCATCTATTAGTGAAGATGACGTTGGTGAGTATTCATATAAAGACGTTGTAGATCTTGGTTATGGATTTGTACAACAACTTTATATGGGCAATTCTAACTTTGAGATGTGGTTTACTTATACTGGGCCACACACCATAGTTATTAATGATATTGTTATCAATCATAATGAAATGATTGAACTGCTAATTGCAGGATTTGTTGACCCTTATTATGAAGGTACAGAATGAAGAAGACACGAAAACCGTTAAGTGAAGAACGTAAAGAACAATTACGACTACAACTATTAAATGCGAGGAATAAGAAAGGCCCCGCAGAGTACAAAAATATTCATCCTATGGTTCTTGCAAAACCAGATGCTGATGTATTGTCCTTAAAGAATGTGAAACTCTGGATTAAACAGAATAAACTTAAAGCTTCTGCATTTGCAAGTAACTCTCGCAGAAGAAATGCAACCCCCAAACAATCCATATTGGACTTACAGAAGTCAGATAACACTAAAGCCTATGTTAGGATGATGGAACATTATCTTAAAACTGGTGATTGGATTAGTAACTATATGGGTGAGAATGAGGAAACCAAAACCCAATGGACTTGTATTGCAATGGCGTATAATCCAGATGGGACACCTAAACGTGATAAGGGTGTTTACTATCCAGACATTAATATGGTATGGGGAGAGGTTGTATGATATTAGTTGATCTAAGTCAGATTATGGTGGCATCTACAATGATGTCACTAAATGGTGAAACAAAAGCTGATGTAAATATGGTACGTCACATGATACTTAATACTTTGCGTATGTATCGTAAGAAGTATGTAAATGAGTATGGTGAACTTATACTATGTTGCGATGGTAAACATTCGTGGAGGCG